CTGCACTAAGAGTGCCAAATTTTATGAAGATGGTGTTATGAAAACAGAACGAACAAACACGGCTACATTATATGACCAGATAACAAAAGCTGAAACATGGCAACAGGTTTTGCGAATAGATGGTATAGAACGTCGACTAGACTTCGCTCGCGAGGTATTTAACAATAAGCCACCTAACAAAATGGAAAACGTTATACTACGTGGGTGGCAACAAGAATTATACGATGTTCTTATGAAAGAACCGGACGACAGGACTATATACTATGTTTACGACAAGAAAGGTGGAAAGGGTAAGACCTACTTGTGTAAATATTTAGTGGCAAACCACGGGGCATTTTACTTTAGCCCCGCCAAAGGTACCGATATATACTACGCTTATCAGAATCAAGGTATAATTTTAATGGACATCCCCAGATCGACTAAGGAGGAGGTTATCAATTGGGGTGTATGTGAAAAACTCAAAGATGGTATATTTTTGAGTTCTAAGTATAATTCTGTATTGAAGAACCGGCAACGACCGGCACATTTAGTGATATTTAGTAATCAAGCACCTCCTGAAGATGAATTCAGCGAGGATCGTCTTAAGGTTATTGATTTAGGCAAAGTCAAAACTCAAATGAAAATCGTAATCGACATCTAATTACATTTATACAAACGTGTAATTGTAATCATATATCTTCTATATATCTCCAATAGCCCTCCCGGCGGCTGAGGGAGTAGAGGCGAGTTGCGAGGCACGCTTGACAGACTGCGAGCACTCGCAGTCCCTCGCATTTCTCGAGCCTCGTATGGGGCGCGACGCCAGTCACGCCCCGTGGTAACCAATCTGATTTCCCAATTTTTTCATGACACCTGAGTGTATCCCCAGTTTCAGTATAGTATTACCTGAAACTGTGGATACACCGGACACGGCTTATTATTATCTACTATAATAGTATACACACAATGAGAAATGGCAAGCGAAAGACTACACGACGTACTCGCAAGACATACAGAAAGACTAATCGCCGTACTTCTAGCAATGTATATAAGGTTGCTAAGAAGGCGGTGCGATCAATGGCGGAACGAAAAGTAAAAGAATATGCAGTGGCTAACCAAGCATTGGTTGGTGCGTTCGTTCCGTCATTCACTTTGTTAAATGATATTAACACGGGAGCACTTATGGAAAACCGTATAGGCAATAAAATACTACTGACATCCGTATATCTGACGGGTTATTTTTATAATTTGACCAATACTGTGAAGACAGCTGTAATTATGCTGTTATATGATAGAGAACCCGCACAGGCTACACCTACTATAGCTGAAGTCTTCGACACATCGATATTAGCGTGGTATCAATCACCGCCACGAAATCTTGACAATAGATATAGATTTATGATTCTATACCAGCGACGTTTTATAATGTCAAGTACAGATAGCGACGACCGCGACGTTAACCGACAATTCAAGATATATAAGAGATTGAACCTGACCACACTATATGACAGCAGCGGAGCAGGATCGATGGCACTCCGCAAAGGAGCCCTTTATCTAGTATGGTCGTCTAATGGTTCACCTACCGTTAACGAAGTAGGAATGTCTGCTCAAGCTCGGCTCAGATATATAGATTTATGAAAAAATCTGTGGATACAAAATTTTTTCTCTGACTATAGTATAACATGTCTGCCCGCAATTATTGCTTTACAGTCAACAACTATACCGAAGCAGATATAGCTAAGATTAATGTGATACCACATACCTATCTCGTTTATGGCTTCGAGGAAGCACCTACAACGGGAACTCGGCATTTACAGGGATATATACAACTTGAAAAGAAACAACGACCAAGTTATCTACACAAGCGGATGCCAACCAAAGCGCATATAGAAATCGCAAGGGCTACTGCACCTGAGAATCGGACATACTGCACTAAGAGTGCCAAATTTTATGAAGATGGTGTTATGAAAACAGAACGAACAAACACGGCTACATTATATGACCAGATAACAAAAGCTGAAACATG